CCAAATTCTACCCATACAAAGTTTCCCACATCACAAGCATCTGAAAGTTTGACATTTTTATATAATATATTTAGATCAATACTTGATCCAAGCGAACCATTGCATGTGATTGTAGATACACGATATGGTGTAGGAACAAGGTTTTCTGTAGTATCAACATTAATATTGATATTATTGATATTATTGATGAGATTCTCAATTTCTGTCGTCATTTTGATATTCTATGAATACTTTCACACACAGGATAATCAATTTTTTCTTTAAGTACAAAATGAATCTATCTATATAGCATTCGTATCTATTAAATTTGGTGAATTTATTGTACCTAATAAACCTAATGTATCTAAAGTATCCAAGGATGTATAAGAAAGATTCATTTTGCTTTCCAATGTTTTTCCATTATCTGTAGCAGAAGCTTTCCTACGCAGTGTTGCTTTTTTAACAGTCTCATTTTGTTCTTTTGAATTATCGGTGGTAAAGAAAGATGTGTTTATCGTTTCAATCTGCGGTTTCATATTTACGAGAGGAGGAATATTTACCATTATTGACTTGGATACGCCCTTATGAGCCTTACGAAATTCTTCGATGGTAAGAGGACCATCAAACATTTGAAGAGTATATCTGGATGGCGCGGGTCTTATTATACCTTGTATCCCGTAGTTTCGTGCCATAATTTGTATCCAACTTTGAACATCCCATGCTCTATCGCTGCCCATATGAACACTAAAGTTATATGCAGACGAACATTCCAGAGAACAGAAAATACCAAAAAATGTAAAACTGTTATGTATTGGATCATAACGAATTGGCATTCCAAATTGATTATGTTCCACGGTATGACAGCACCAGAAGCATACATGAGATTTATGTTTATCCGATTTTACTTCATTTTTAATATCTGTCTTTGTATCTACACAAGCATCGGTCTGTATTTTTTGAATTGGTTGTCGCCCCTTTTTTTCAGCATTATCTATGCCATTACCCATAAATGCATCATTATTTGAAGTAAAATAATTTACAGGCGAATATGCTGTAGGTATAGATAATTTAGGATTATATTCAAATGGATTACACATATCATCGTGAAGCAATATGTTCTCTACATGTTCTGCGGATATAGGAAGTTGAATCACTACATGTGTATATTCTTCATTGATTTCTTCTTCTGTTTTTTCAATTTCAACAGGTTTCTCTTTTTTATCTATACCATTTGGATATTCGTTGTTTTCCAGAGGTAATTCGGTTGTATTATTTTCGCTGGTAAACGAAACTTTTTTAGAAAGTTTTTTCTTTGGCGCCATTAATTCAAATAACACTTTAACTTTTAATCTATGTTTTTCTTTATTATATAAAAGGTCAAAAATCTTAATACACTTTCAAAAAATAAAATAGTATAAGAAATGTTAAATAAATATATACTTATAAATTAATCTGGTTATATATTAAGATATTATAAAACGTTGAATGAAATCAAAATTGCCAGTTCTTTTTATTATGGATATGGATAAAACCATTATTGGAGAAAGTGATATGATATTAGGGGCACATTCGTTAATTGATTTTGTACGAAATTGTTGTAAAACAAATAAAATACAAGATCTTCCTTGTCCAAAAGCAGTAAAATATCAAGATCTAACTATCAAAGAATTTATCCGTCCAGATGCTAAGAATTTTTTCCATAAAATAAAAGAAAACTTTCCTACTGCTGAATTTTTTATATATAGCCACGGAACAAAAGATTATGTTGATAAAATGATACCTATGTTAGAAAAAGAGTTAGATATGCAGTTTGCTAGACCTATCTTTACACGAAATGACTGTATTCAAAATGAAAGAGGTAAGGATATGAAGACCGTCATGGTTCACTATGACACAATGATAAAATCTCTTGTTAATAAATATCCGGCACTGAAAGATAAAAAGAATCAAGATTTAGTTATAAAAGAAAGAATTTTATTTATAGATGACAATGATATGGTATGGGATATTAAAACAAAATGGATTAAATGTCCTCATTATTCCTATAAACCTATTATTGATATCCAATCCTATATAGATTCTAAAACAATACAACATGAACTTGTTCAATCCTACATCAAAGCAGAGTTGAATTATTTCGTTATAACAAATGTAGAATCGAATACGATAGATGAACAAAAAATGGCATATCATGTTCATATGGCAAGCTTGTATCAATCAGTTGTAGAAGTAAATAGGGATGCTCTAAAAGATAAATTTTTCGATATCTTATTAAATGTATTAAAACCATATAAAAATCATGTTCATCTCTTTAAAGATGAATATATTGAAAAAATAAATAAAACATTAGAAAATAAACTCAAAAAGGCTTATCAAAATACATGTTCATTCTAAAAATGAAATAGAAATATCTAAGAATATTTTTCCTCTTTCTTAGAAATAGGATGCAGACTCTCTTTTTTAAAGAAAGCTTCTTTATGTTTGCAGCTATTTCAATAGCTGCAATATTAATTACTATTTATTTTAGAAATATATGGAGCATCATTATCTATGTTGTAATTATTATGTTTTTGTTATATTTTTATCGTATTCCAAACAGATCATTTGTACAAAAACCCGATAATTTACTAGCAGCAAGCGACGGAACTGTAAAGGAAATTATATTCAATAAATCTACAAATACATATAGAATTGTTGTTTTCTTACACATATTTAACCAACATTTACAGTTTTATCCCATCAATGGGACTGTTAAAGATATAAAATATCATAAGGGTGAATTTTATCCAGCATATCTTTTAGAAAAATCAAAATACAATGAACGTATGGAGACTATACTTGATACAAAATATGGGGATATTACAATTACACAGATTGCAGGACAAATCGCGCGTAGGATTGTAAATAAATCGCGTATTGGACAAACCGTAAAACAAGGAGACTATATGGGAATGATAAAGTTATCTTCGAGAGTTGATATAGAATTTTCTGCAAAATATTTCAAACCAAATGTGAAAGTGGGCGATAAAATATACGCTCAAGAAACTATTATATCTGTGCCATTATAAGAGCAATGATATATCCTTCAATACAAATTATTGTAATAGGTTTGTTATGTATGCTAAGCATTATATTATACGGAACATATCGTTGTAAGAATACAGAATTTAAGGATCCATTTACGCAATCTTTCGTACCGCCACCGTGGGATAAATTCTTAGATGGTTGGGGTATTTTACACTTTTTATTCTATATGATTTTAGCATATTTTTATCCAACACATTTGCTATTAATCTTTATGATGGGTGTAGGTTGGGAAATTTTAGAAAGTTATTTCTATGATCATCCATTCTATTTGTCTAAATGTAATTACAATTTGTCAACAGATGGTGTAGCTGGATGGTGGTATGGACGCTGGCAAGATATTGTTATGAATAGTTTAGGAATAATTGTAGGATATTACTTAGCAAAGCTGAATTTCTAAAATAATAAAAATATCAATTAATTAATTATTTTATATAAAACAATCTTTACATAATATCCGGTTTCTATTTTCGATAGAGCTTCTATATGCCCTATATGATATATGTCCATCGTGTTCTAATGATGAAGAGTCTCTGGAATAGCTTTTACTTATATTATGTACCATTTCAAAACTTAAGTTAATAGGTGTTTGAGTAGAAACATCACATTTTTTAATAGTAGAAACATCTACATTTTTACTTACGAAACATCCCATTCATTTACTATAGTTATACGATCTAATTCTTTTTATACGAATGTCATTTTTTAAGAACTACAGAATTCACAAGCCTCTGGATTCTCGCGGCTACAAGCCAAGATCATTTCTTCCGTTACATCTTGTTTGGTTAGTTTTACATCACTGCCAGCTCTTTTTTCTATTTTTAAGGTGAATGCTGCTGTCTTGACCCTGGGACGAGTACGCAGATAATAGATTCCCGTTTTGAGACCGCGCTTCCATGCGTAGAAATGGATATTGGTCAGTTTTGTCATATCCGGTTCTTCTACAAACAAGTTGAGCGACTGCGATTGACATACATATACACCGCGATCTGCCGATTGGTTAATCAGTACTTTTTGACTAATCTCCCAAACCGTTTTGTAGAGTACTTTAATATCATCTGGGATATTCTCAATGTTTTGGACACTGCCGCCGTTTGCTAATAGTTCGTCCTTTAGGTCACTGCTCCATAGACCCAAACCGATTAGATCGTTAATAAGATACTTGTTGATAATTGTAAATTCTCCCGAAAGCGTACGGCGCTGGTAGATGTTGCTCGTGAATGGTTCAAATGCTTCATTGGATCCCATAATCTGCGAGGTAGATGCTGTTGGCATAGGAGCAAGAAGCAACGAATTACGCATACCATAGGTCATAACATCTTTTCGTAATTCTTCCCAATCCCATCTTCCTGAGTGTTGTACTTCAATACCGTCTGCCTCTTCCCATAGATTAAACTGGAGCTTACCAAAGGATGCTGGGCTCCCGACGAATGTCTCATACGAACCTCTCCATCGTTCCAGTTTTTTCTCGGCTTCCGTAAGGTGAAGTTTCTTACGAATGGCAGTCTTACGCTTGGCGCTGAGTTCAGGATTCTCCAGCTCTATCAACAGTTCCTCGCGTTCGCGGGATACTTTCACAGATGCCGTAACTGCTCCGTGATAGATGGTCTCAAAGATTTCACGATTTAGCTGTGCTGCCTCCGGACTATCAAACGAGATCCTCATCAGTGCGAATGTGTCTGCGAGACCCTGAACGCCAATACCAATGGGACGGTGTCGCCGGTTGCTGTAATCCGTTTCAGGGATCGGGTAGAATGTACGATCAATCACCTTGTTTAGATTCTTGGTAATCACTCTGGATACACTGTGAAGCATTTCAAAGTCAAAGTAAGGCTTTCCGTCTGCGTCTTTTTTCACATAGGACACCAGAACAATACTGGCAAGATTACAAACCGCTGTCTCTTTTGAATTGCTAATTTCTGTTATTTCGGTACATAAATTTGAGGACTTAACCACACCAGAATGCTTTTGATTTGTTTTCTTATTTACAGCATCTTTATACAG